ACCACATCGGCCTGGAGAGTCTGGACGCCCGTGTCAAGATCACGCAACGAAGCAGACCACGCCACCTCCGTTCGATCCAGCACGGCTCCAATCCGAGCGCCCGTCGTCTGAGCCGTCGCCGTATGCTGATTCAACTGTTGCCCACCAAACAGGATGAAACCATCCACACACGCAGCCGACGCGGTAGAGTCGCCCTCCACCTCAAAGTTGAGACTCCAATCCTCCACGAGTCCCGTGAACTGCACCGTCGTCGAGCCACTCACGATGGTGCTTACTTTCATGTTCTTTCGCGGCTGAATGTTCGGATAGAACGGCGACGAGGTGTAGAACGGATCGAAGGCGCGCGTCTGATTCGTAAAACTTAGGTTCGCGCTACCCGTCGTGAACCGATCCAGCTCGCGCGACAATCCTCGCGAGATCGTGACGCTCGTTGTATACGACGTCACGTCATAAAACGCGGTGCCGCTTCCGCCAATCTGGACGAGAACATCAGGCGCCGGCACGAGGCTAGCCCTTACGAAGCGTCGTCACGCGATTGAAATCCGTTTTCGTGCTACCCGTCGCCGTCTGCCCCGCGATATTCTGCGTCACCGACAATAGCGGCGCGCTGAAGGCTTGTCCGTTCCGCTTCTCAAATCGTTTGATGCTTTCGACGATGACGCGACCGAGCTCGTCAGGATCAGTCCCCAGCCCAGCATTGACCGTCAGATTGATCACCTGCGTATGCCCAGACTGACCACCACCAACAGCGTCACGCAGCATATTCATCGCACTCGTCGAGTTGAGCGGAATGACAGCCTCAGCACCAGCCTCACCAGCCGTAAAGACCTGCTTCTTCAGAATGCCACCCATCGCCAATCCATACGCCGACCGCTGCGGCTTCCGATTCGATGCGTCCCACTCGGACATGATCTTCCGAATCTCTTCTGCCTCAGCACTCGTAATCGTCGCGCCACCAGGACTACCCGGACGCTTACGGAAATCCTGAGCAGCCTTCAACCGATCAGCGCGCCGCTTCGTCCACGACGCAAGATCAGCCTCAAAGCGACGCTGATTCTCAGCACGCTGAGTAGCAGACACTCCAGGAGCCTCTGGAGCGATCGGCTGTCCCTGACCAGCAACACGCGCAATATCCGCCACAAGCGCAAGGACGCCCTGCAACTCGCGCTCAAACGCACCAGAGAAAGCAATGCCAAGCTCAGAGCCGAAGTCCGAGCCAAGATACCCCTTCAACTGATTGGAGAAGTCAGCCGCCGAGATCAGTCCACGATTGAACTGCTCGATCAGGTTGTCAATCGTCTTCTTGTCAGTCTCTTCCGCATCGGCGAGTGCGCGCTCGCGAAGCGTCATCTGACGATCGAGGAGGAGCTGATCCAAATCTAGTTGCGCGCTCGTCTTGTCCTCAGCATTTGCGAGTTCGTCTCGAGCCGCCTTCTCTGCGATCTTGAAACGCTCATCCTCAATACGCCGCTGCTCCGCCGTCGCCTCAGCACCCGTAGGCCCACCAGCCACACGAAGCAGCGCAGCACGCTTCTGCGACATGAACGACACGAGATTAGATCCGAACGATTGGAGCTGACGACGCGCGTCCTGGATCGCAGCACGCACCGTGTCCGTAATGATGTTCCGTTTTGTCACGGCAGCCTTGACACGAGGGCCGGTAATTATTGACTCTGCAAGATCACGCCCAAGATCCTTCCACGTTTGTGAACTAGTCACGCTATCGACTGCCTTCGTAAATAGTTCACTCAATGATTGAGCAATGTCTACATACAATTCACCAAGACGCTCAACCCAACCCAAAACAAACTCGTTCGCAAGTGTGCCGCCGCCGATCTTGAATGTGAACTGCCAGATACTGAAGACCTGATCAAAAATCCCCCTAAGTTGAGAAGTCGCTTGCTTACGTCCCGTATTACTAAAGGAACCAATCAGAAGCCCAGCAGCATTCTTACCAGCCTGATTCGCACTCGCCTCAATACCCTTGAAGAATGTATCGAATTGTTGGCGACCACTTGGAATCAGAATGACACGCGCCGGAAGATCGATCTTCTGAGTCGTATTCCACCAAGCCAATACATCACGATACGCGCGACCAGCCGCATCAGAAAGCGTGCCAATCACAAGACGAATCTTCGCCTCAAGCGTCGGCTGCTCACGAAACCTATTCAAGAATGTTGAAACAGCACTAGCAGCATTCGCCAAAGCGATCACCAGCGGAGCACCAATCGACTCGCGAAGATTCTCCACCGCCTCATTGAACCGTTGGAATGATCCCGTAGCACTCGCACCAAACGACTCGGCCTGACCCTGGACGCGACGCTGCACAATCGCGAGCGCCTCCTGCTTCGTCGTATTCTCATCCACCGTAATGCCAAACTGCTTGAACAGGCGCGTATTGCCATTGATCGCGCGACCAACCTGCATCGCATTCTTCTCAAGATCAGCAAAACCCGTATTCGCAGAAAGATCCAGCGCAAGGTTGAGGCCCTCCATCGCCTTCGTCGAATCACCCGTCAAGCGAAGAATCGTCGTGAACGCTCGAGACGCAGCCTCATCATCCACACCCATCGTCGTCGCAAGTTGCGTGAACTGCTCCTGCAACTTGTTTACGTCATCACTCTTACCGAGCGATTGCAACTGACCACGGAGTGCCTGCGTGCTCTTCTCCGCCTCCGCAGCCGCCTTCACACTCTTATACAGCTCGGCCGTAACACCGACACCGATCGCGACGGCAGCTAGCCTACCGAACTTGGAAAGGCTTCCGCCGGCACCCTTCAAGCCTCGACTAAGGCCACTCGTATCAGCAACGATAGGGACAACGACAGCCATACGAGTAGTCTACCGGTTCCTGCTTAGAGTCCCGTGGCGCGCTGCCGAGCGCGCGTATACCGAGCACCCGAATACTTCATACGGAGCTGCGCGTTGATCGTGCGCTCCATGCTCTCCTTCGCCACAAAGATTGTCTTCCGAATCTCCGGCTCGTACTTTTCAACTGTCGGCCAGATAAATCGCGAAGGCTTCCCATGCTTCGCAATCATGTTCCGCGTGAAATTCGAGTTACTCACCTTGCCGCCCATATCAAGCGCATCAATAGCTGGAGCAGTAGACCGAATCCTGATCAGCAGCGTACGTTCACCCGTTCCACGCATACGCTTATTCTGAACACTCACATTCGTCCTGCGGCGCACATCACTCGCACGATACGCCGGCAATCGCTTTGATCCCGTACGCTCAACCACTCCAGGAGCAGCACCCTGCTTCGGCGGCTGCCACCTTGACAACGCCACTTCGGGGAACGATGAGCGAATAGCATTGACAATTGGACGCGCATCCGTCTTGAACTTCTTGCGCGCCTCTTTAGCGTGCTCAGGCGCGATCTGTTGAAGGATCTGCATCACCTGACCAATGCCCTCAACGCGATACGGCTGTGCCATCACACTATCCTTGCGAGTGAACCGCTCGCCACCTGATGTAGCCGAGCATTGTCCAAAGCATACGCTCCGACTCGAGCAAGAGTTGGCTCGGAGCGATGCCTGTTTCGACAGCGAGGCTCGCTATGAGCCAATGGGAGGAGTGCTCTCCGAGGGCTCTAAAGGGCCAGACTCGGAGCCTTCAATATCCTCAAGCGTTGCAACCCAATCCATGAAGTCCAGCGTTGTCTTGCCCTGGCGCTGCACACTATGCCACGCAAGCCACACGAAGTCGCGAGCGAAGATCGTATCGCCGCCGAGCTCAGTCGATGGGCGCTGAAACTTCTCTTCCCATGCGATCACGTCGACGAGCTCGGCGGTCACCATCTCCGTGGCGCCGCCCTTCGGCTTGATCTTGAACTGAACTTCCATCCTCATTCCCTCCAACTAGCACCCATGCGGGTGCGATGAGTTTAGGCTACTGCTTTGGTCACGGTTCCCGACACGGGCCACGTGATCGAAGCCGTCGCGAGCTCGCCGACGGCGCCATTGACAGGCGTCCACTCGGTGACAAGCGGCGTCATCGTGTACGACGGGTTCGCGGTACCAACGGCGGTGCCGTTCGGCTTGACGACGAGCGAAGTGGTCGAACCGATCAGCGGATAGACCAGACCCTCGATAGCCGAGTAGTCCTGATGCATGTCCAGCGTCACGCTGTTGTCCTGGAGGCCGCCGACACGAGTGACAGCACCCGTACCGAACGCGGTCGTCTCGACCTCATTGACCGAAATGTTCAGCGTCACCGAAGCAACGTACGAGCTAACATCCGTGCCGCCGAGGGTCACGTTTGCGTTGGTAAGCACAAGCTTTGCCATGTGATTCTAGACCCCCTTCGAGGTGTCGTCGTGTTCCTTAGTCATTCTAGCCGACGATTTGGACGGTTCTACAGAAACGATCCGACCAGAGCCAAGCAGACCACAAAGTAGCGCCAGGCTACCGATCTCCTCCTCCGACACGAGTTCGCCACCCTTCTTCCCGTACACCGTAAAACCCTCGACAACCTGATACTGCTTCGCCATCTTGTCTCCTTATGCGTACACGATTACGCGGAACTCGATCATAAGGTACGTCGTGTCATTACCGTCGATCGTCTGAATGCTACCCGCCGACTCTACGATACTCGTCCGCGCATACCCGCCCAGCGTCGGATCAGACTCGATCGCGTACCGAATGCCGCCCTGATCATACGAGAGGTACGTGTCGAGGCGATCCTCTGCGCTGCGCTCCGCAGCACGACCAACGATCACGCTGATGCGATACGTCTGCGTGACGAGTCCATTACTCATCGCGCCGTGATACTCAATCGTCTCCAGGCTCGGAAACGCAAACGGCGCGTTCAGATTGTCCGGCTGCCGATCATACGCTCGCAGGCCCGTGATCGTCCCGAGCGCAGTCGCGAGCGCCGTCTTGATCTCGCCAACGGTCGCGCTCACTTCACGTTCCGCATCTTCCGATACGGCTGAACGAGCTGCTCCACATCAGGATCAAGAAACCGCGAAACGCGCACCGCGCCAAAATCCCCAAACCCAGCGACGCCTAGTGGCGAGTCAAACCTCTTGAAGATTCTCGTCGCCTGGATGATTGTCGCCGTCTCGATCGCCTTCGGGATCGCCGGCCACCCCCACACAGCCGTGACGCGCACGAGTGCCTGCCCTTCGCCCTGGAGGACGCTCGTCGTCGGGAACACGTAATCCCCGACGGCGCGGACACGATCATACGCCCACGTGATTCCATCCAGCGTGCCGTTCAACGGCTCGAGCTGGTAATCCGTCGCAGCAAAAGTGACATCCCACACACCATCTCCGAGTGTGCTGGTCTCGATCGTGACGGCTGTACCAGCCATGTCATCCGTCTGCAGGTACAGCGAATCATTCGTCGAGAAGACGCGCACCGCCGTACCAGCATTGTAGAAGCTCCGCATCGCGTACCCATCGATCAGCCTGGACGCGGATTCTACGCTGCCCTCGAGGAGCGTATCGTCCGTCGAGTCGGTGATGCGAAGCGCAGCCTTGACCTGCGTGAGCGTGCAATAGCCATTCGTGATCGCCATGCTCGTATTCTACCCGCCCGTGGACAGGTTAGAACCATGAAACCGGTACGTCCACGTCTCCTCCGGCACACACACAAACCGCGCGCCAGCGTCGAGCGCGCGAAGCCAGAAATCCCAATCCTCAAAACCATACGCCGAATCAGAGCGCCATCCGAGCTCTTCACAGAGACTCGTGCGGATTAGCGTTGTGGCAGGGATGTAGTTCTCGCGCCTGAGCCGATCAGCATCAAAGGGGCTATTCGGATTGAAACCGCGACCCGTGACGCGACAATACGAGTAGACGATATCCGCCTCAGCCGAGTGCGCCACGAGTCTTTCTAGGTGATGCGAATCCATCAAATCATCATCGGCTAGTTGTGCAATCCAATCAGCCTCAGCAGCGATACACGCTGGCAGCATCCGATTCAGCATCACCGCAGGGCCAACACGCTCATAATCCAGCATCACAACATGCGCCACCGGCGCGAGCGTCTGCGCCTTCACACTCTCCAAGCACTCAGCACGAAATTCGGCGCGCTCCGGCAAGCTCGGCGTCATAACGACTACGCGCACTGATCCCACCTAATACCAGGAGACTCCACACCAATCAATAACCGGCGAACACCATCCTGCTCCACATGATCAACAAGAGCCTTCAGATGCTGCACAAACGCGCCACGCACAGCCCAAATAGGAACCCCATCCGTCTGCAACCTGCACGACATCGAATAATCCGACTGCGAACCATTCCCCCCACCAATCGCCACGAACGGATACTTCCGCCACAACTCGCGACTCATAAACGTCAGCGTATGCCCAGCAAACCACGTACGCACCTTCGCATCAGACTGTGCCTCAACATCCTCGCGCGTCGGCATCATATAACAATCCAACGTAGCCATATCCTGCACAACCAAAGGCTCAACCGATAGATTCACAATCGATGATCGCTCATCCACATTGCAATACGCCGTGACAACTTCGCCGTCCACATAATGCTTCAGGACAAGACTGAGCGCATCAGCAGTCGGAAGCGAATCATCCGAAATAATCCCAATCGGATCGTAGTCGCACTCATCGATCAGAGCCGGCAGAAGCCCAGCTATCTGATGCTCGGTATAACGCTCAATCCAGAGCTTGCTAATCGGCAACACCTCAAGCGCACTAATGCACTCGGGAATCCTCCGCGGATTCATAATGATCAAGAGTGGTCTAGCCATGCCCACAATCCTTGTGCCTCACGCTGCGAATCAGCTAGGCGCGCATACCGCTCCCACACCGAATCCGACAATAGATCCTCGGAATAATCGCTAGGCAGCGCAGCATCCTTACTCGTATTCGACCCGAGCAATCGTGCAGGCGCACCCGCAACCTTCGCATACGGCTGCACATCCTTCACAACGCTCGAGTTCAAGCCGACCATTGCACGCTCCCCAATGATCGTCCACGGATGCGTCACGACACCCTGCCCGAACGTTGCAGCATCATCAATTAGCGTGAAGCCGCCAAGGATACTGAAGCTCCCCATCGTCACTCCAGCGCCGAGCTGCGAATCGTGCGCGATATGCGCGCCAGCCATCAGCAAACAATCCTCACCAACAATCGTCGGCCTAATGATTCCCTGATGTACCTGGACAAACTCGCGAATACACGCACCATCACGAATCACAACGCCCTCAGCGCGATGCGGCGACCCGACACCACACGGATACGAGCCGCGATGCTGCGCCGGCGCGCCAACAACCGCATACGGGCCAATGTAGACACCATCACCGATCGTGAGCGGCCCCGTCAGGATCGCCGTCTCAAACACCTCACAATCAGCACCAATGATTACCTCGCCATGCGTCTCGTCAATGATCATGCTGCCTCCCGAATCTGATTCGCCAAATCTGTCACACGCCGAAACACGCCACGATTATCAGACGCACCATTATTGACCACCAGCGCCGTATCACTCAAACGGCGATAAACGGCACTCATCGGCGCGTCATCCTCTTGCCACGCAATCTCTAACTCTTTGCAATCCGACACGATCACATCATCGATCTGATCCCACACGACCGATGCTCGAGCACCACCAAGCGACACACTCCGCCGCGCCTCAAGCTGATCCGTACGCGCCTCAAGTAGCGCCGTCTTCCGCCCACTCACAAACTTCGCCGACACAACGCACTCCGTAATCTCGGCACTATCGACCAGCCATTCTGTTTCTGGTTCCCACTCGGCCAGCATCGCCAAGTCATGCACGAGCATGTCAAAGAGGATCGGCGCATTCGTCCGATTCCCCGTCGCGTATCTGATCGAATCAAACGTGACGAGCTCGCCGAGCATCGGCTTGAACGTACAGAGCGTCTGCCACGACTGATGCGAAAGCATCGTATAGTCCACCACTACTTTGCGATGGTTATAGTCGGCGACGCGGAATAGGCGCACATACTCGTCTAGTGTCGTCACGCCAGGCTTCGCCAGCATGATGTTCGCATACGAGTGAAGCGCATCCTGCGCGTGCATAAACATGCTGCCAATCGGCGACGCGATCACAACGAGCTTCGGATGCGTCGCCTCGAGCGCGTTACGCATCGAATAAAACGCATGGAGATTCGCCGCCTTTGCATCAGCGAGCGCGCGGGGATCCGGATCATGCACACCAGCCAAGAAATACGCGGGATGCTCGATCAGATTGCGAGCCATCACGCGACCCCAATAGCCATACCCGACGAGAAGCGTATCGATCATCCTTCCCACCCATTCCGCACACGCGTCGCAAGATCCCACTCAACCGTGCTCGGCAACCCATCCGCCTCAACATTCGCCCAGCGGTACTGCATGTACGCCTGATTCGCTGCGAACGTGCGCGCATTATGCGCCTGGTACTCGGGATTTCGCTCTAGCGTGGACGAGTTATCGTGCCGCACATCCACGCTCGAATACTCAACGGGAATGCCCATGATGCGAGCGCGCTGCTCGTAATCATTGTCCTCAAAGTACGCTGGGTGGAATCGTTCGCAGAATAGGCCTACGCGCTGCACGACATCGCGACCAATCCACGCGCAACACCACGGCGGCGACCCAGCAAGCACGATCCGATCAGGCTGCAGCTCGCGCACATACTCCTCAAACGGATCATTCGCAAACCACGCATCCGAATTCAAGAGCAGCCACCCAGGCGAATACGGCATCGCCTTGATGCCGAGATTCCACGAACCAGCCACACTCAACCCGTTCGGCATCCGCCACACATAGACACGCATCGGATCATCCTCGTCAAGCCACGAACGCACCGTAGCCTCCTCGAGCTCGTGCCCATTGTCCACAAGGATCAGCGTATCGACACACCACACAAGGCTCTTTACGCATCGCTCAAGAAGATCATGCTGCCCGAGAACAGGGATGACGACAACGGGGATCATGGGCGCCAAGTCGCAAGACGCTCGAGCGCGGGACGCCAATGCTCCGCATACACATGATCCGCGTGATACTCGCGCATTCCCTCAACCGCCTTCGCACTCTTCTCGCCCTTACGCGCATACGCCTCGCGCAGACTCGTCACGATCTGCGACACATTCGGCGTGAAAAACCACGAATCCTGGAACGGATCCCACATCGGCTGCCCATCAATGATCCACCCATCAGCGACGAGCTCGGGCTGCGCCGTCCAATTCGACACGATCACGGGCGTCCCGCACGCCTGCGCCTCAATCACCGGCACACCAAAACCCTCACCAGCCGAAGTCGCAAGCAGCACATCAGCACTCGTATACAGCGCCGCTAGTGCCTGCTGCGGAATATTCATGCGGTACAGGTACTGATCAACGAACCGCACCTGTTCCTTCTTGATGCCGCACCCGGCGATCAGGCGGTGCAGGTTCACGCCACCGAGGGCAGCCGTCTCATCCGTATGCAGATACAGGATCGCGTCAGGATGCTCGCTCGCGAACACGCCAAACGCGAGTAGATTCTCGCCCCACGATTTACGCGGCGGCGTGCGACCCTTATTCGCAGAGTTCATCATCACGATGAAAGCGTTCGGATCATCGATGCCCATCAGCTCGCGACCCGTCACATCGCGACCCGTCGCATCCTTGAAAGACTCCGTAGGCTTGAATGCTTCCGGCTCGAGCGCGTGCGGAACATACAAGTGCTCTAGCCCGTCGAGCGTCATCATCTCCGAACCAAACTTGCTCATAGCGATCGGCATCACATTCGGACGCATCAGCCACTCCGTCACCTCTGGCGGCGTCGGCTTGTGATCAATCGGACACCACGCAGCAATCTTCGGAATCCGCATCACGCTCGGATTCTTCAACGCCCACACATCAAACAACGCAATGACCAGACTCGGCAAGTCAGAGCCGCTGGCCCAATGATCCGCATGCGCCTTCAGAATGTCATCGGAGTATTGGCTCACCCCCGTCGGCATTATTTTGATGCCATTCCAATCCGTAGACGAACCAGACAGGCCGAAGTTGCACGCTACGGCCACCTCGTGACCATCACGCGCCATCCGCTCGATTACTTGCGCGGTCTGCACGCCATACCCCGTCGCGGCAAAAGGCGCATTGCTATTCCACAAGATACGCTGTCGCGTCACTCCAGGCACGCCTGGTGCGTGCTTCGCTGCTTGTCTGCGCTGCGCGCGATTCGCCACTAGGTTCCCTCCAAATAGAAACGGGCCGCCTCATCATAACGATGAGACGGCCCGAATACTACTCTGCGGTGCTACGAAGCAGCGCCGACGAAGTACTTGATGTGCGACGTCTGCGGCAGGTTGCCGTCGACGCGCATGCTGGCTCGAAAGGTTACCAGGTCAGCATTGAAGGCAAAATCGTCTGACCTGTCCAGACGAATTCCACCGACGGTGCGCACGAAGTAGCTCGGCATGTGACCGACGAGTACGCTCTTCGCACCCGTACCAGCCGAAGCCATATGCGGATTTTCGTACACGGGTCGATTCAACAGGAGATCGCGCTGGTTGCCGTCAGCAGCGGGGCTGAAGACGTAGTTCCCCGCGGTGTCCTTGAGCTTGCGGATCGCGCCAATCGACGCGCCATTGGCCATCCACCCCACTCCGGGAAGCAGCCGCGCTGCGCCGTCGAGGGAATAATAAAGGTCGATCAGGTTGTCAGCGGTGAACGCACCAGAGACGGCCGTTCCACCCGTGATGCCCGAACCAGCGGCCGTGACGATACCGGTCGGAGCGGTCGTGCCGCCACCCGTGGTCAGAGCCGACTGCACGTTGAAGCCGAGGCCGTTGCCGATCTGCTCCGCCAGGAACGCGGTGATGTCCACGCCGGCATCCTCGATCAGCTCGCGAGAGAGCTGAATGATGAAGCCAAATTTGAAGGCTCCGAGCGTCGTGAAGGCATTGAACGCCGGATCAGACTCGCTGAAGTTGGCGCCCTGAGCGGTGACGGTGCCCGAGGTGCTGTAGGTTCCGAGGGACGGAATCTGCAGGTTCTCGCCGCCAGCCGTGTTCAGCACGGTCGGAACGTCGAGCATCGGGCCGACGAGACGAGCCTTCATGATGACCTGATCGTAGAACGACGTGGGAACAGGCGAGCCGGTCGAGCTCGTCAGGATGTCGCGCTTCTGGAAGTCGAACGAGCGAATCTCGCCGCGGGAGAGCTTGCGGATCGCCTCAGCGTCCTCATCGTCGCCAGCCGGCGCCTCGTCCGTGCGGATCTCAGCAGCCACAGCGTCGAGACGCGCGGCGCGCTCCTCGTCAGCCTTCAGCTGCTCGATCACCTGCGCGCGCGTGTCGAGATCGGCGCTGATGCGATCGTACTTCTCCTGCTCCTCAGCGGTCAGGTCGCGGTTCTCGGCGCCTGCCGTATCGAGGATCTGCTTCGCCTCATGCCACGCGGCCTGGCGAAGATCGTGCTGTCGCTTGATGTACTCCGACATGATCTACACCCCTTTCAAGGGTAACGGTTTGTGTACTGCTACCGGCCGCGGCTCCGCGAATCCGAATACGCTCGCGGCTCCGCAAACGCACACATAGGATAACGCACCAAAATAGGCGTTCTAGATTGCTAGACGCGAGCGAGCAGCATGTCAAGCTGCTTCTGCTTCAGCGCCAGCATAGACGCCACATCATCACGCTCAGAGCGGAGACGGCCGATCGCCGTGTCAAGCACCTCGGCGAGCTCGTCAGAAAGCATCTCGCCCTTCTCCAGCGCATCAATCGCCGCGTTCAACTTGTCAGACTCAAGGCCCGTAGCCTCCACCAGACCGTCAAGGCTACGCACGCTCGCCGTCGTCGCCTGATACGCGGGGAAGCCCGTCACGATCGACACTTCGTGGAGACGAACCTCGCGCAGTTCGCGCGTCTGCCCATCAGCACTCCACGAATCCCCACCACTCGGCACCGAGAAGCCGAACGACATATCAGCAACGTCGCCGCGCTTGATCAGGTACGCCATGTCGCGCCCTGCCGTGGTCAGCGGAAGATCGGCCTCGACGCGCAGACCATGCGAATCCTCAGCGAGGCGCAGCGTCCCGGCACGCTTCGACGCGAGCACCTGCGTCGTGTCGTGATTGACGAACATCTTGATCTCATTACGCGAACGCAGCGAGCGCGAGAAGGCGCCAGGCTGAATGCGCTCAATGAACGGCAGCGGCTCAGAATCAGAATTGAAGACAGCGCCATACCCGACGAACGTCATACCAGCGCCGGCCTCAGCATCGCGCAACTCGAAATCATTTACACAGACGCGACGAGTTTCCACACCGTTCTCCATACGAAACAGGTTAGCACTAGGCTCGCTCACCACGCGAGCACGGACAAGATCCTCATTCCGAATCTCCTCCGCCTTCGCATCAAACCACGCGATAGCAGCATCAGGACGCACAGGATCAATCCCCCAAAGATAGAAAGCGACAGCGCCAGCACCCGGAAACTCCTCAAGCTCTGGATTCGTATTCTGCTCTGCCTCCAGATCAACCATGTGACGAGCAGCCCACGCGGATACACGCACCACCTTATCCTCGCTGATCTGACCATCAGCCATCAGACGAGCCTCACGAATCGTTCGCTCCACCAACCCATCACCACCACGCCCAGCCTCGTAATACTCGAGACCACGAGCAGCCGCATCGCGAATGTACTCGGGCAGCGTCAGATCAACGGCGCGCTCCTCAGAACGCTCCACCATCTCCGGCAACTCGGCAGGATCAACCGCTCCAGGCTCAAGCGTCGTAATGCCAAGCCGCGCATACTCCGCGCGCACATCAGGATTATTCTCGATCGCAAGTTCGATATTCCAAACATCCAGAAGATCCTTCACCATCTCGCTCTTATACGCGACCTCTGGCATTGCCGAATCACGCATGTAGAGATACTCGGGATCAATGTCGACAGCCTCGAGCTGGGCGATCGTCTCTTCGCGGCGCCGCTCGCGACGAGCCGTCACGATCAGCACCTCGCCCTCATACTCATCCACAAAGCGAACGACATTCTCAATCGGAGAACCATCAGCGCGAAACAGCGTCTCGTCAATGTCCACGACGATCGCCGCTGGCCCGTCAAGGTTCCGCTCACCACCCGGCTCCATATCCTCCGCAAGCGACACAGCGATCATCTGATCAATAGCGTCCTGCTTCGACTCGTGACACCCAATCGTCGTCAGCGACCCATCAGTCTCCTCCTTGACGGTCGCCCACCCCGAGCAATCAGGCTGGCTATCTGTAATGAAGTAAGGCACTCTTACCTCTGCTTCTGGATAATGATGCTGACAGTATCCGAATGCGAAGCAACCCCGAAGAGTGCATCGCCAGGGTAGAGCGTAAACGTGTGCTCATCCTTGCCATCAATGTGAAACCCATTACTGAGCGTCACCGTCGGGCCGCCCACATACACCTGTTGCGCCGACGAATCATTATGCACCGTCACGAACTGCGCCATGACATCAGGCCCAGCAAGTTCGGTGGCAGCGGTACCTAACGTCACCTGACGAGTTACAAGACTCACGCCTCATCCACCTGATACGCCGCCGCAGGATTCTCAGGATCAATCTGTGCGATCTGCTGAAGTTGCACACTCGGCAGACCCGTATGCGGAACACTCGGCAAGCCAAGCGCCTCGAGCACAGCCATCGGATCAAAACCGCTCTGGATCATGCGCTGCGCTATCACACTCTTAGTGTTCAGCTCGGTAAGGTTCGACGCGGCAAGATCAACATTCGCAAGCGGCACACGATTCACATCGCCACCCTCAACCGGCGGCAGATCCTCATACCGGCGCACATCATTCACAGAGAAGAAGCCAGCCTGCAAGCCCGTTGAGAATGCTGCGTACCGACTAGCCGTATCGCCACGAAGCAAGCCATTCACGTTGAAGGAGAGGAACGCGACACCGGGCAAGAGCCGCGAATACGAATCCTCAATCTTCACGATATACGGGCGCAGCGTATGCGTCACAAACTGAATGCCATTCTGCTCCACGCTCGCGTACGACATTGCGCCAGGCGTCGTGACACCAATCATCGAAGGCGGACACCGGAACGTGCGCGCGATCTCCTCAACCGCGAACTGCCGCGATTCGAGCATCTGCGCCTCATTCGGCTCCACGCTCGTCTTCGTAAACTTCGCACCACCAAACAACACACCCGGACGATGCGAACGCCGCACCGAACGATGCTGCTGCTCAAACGAGTCGGCAAGATCCTTCGCCTGCTCGCGCGTCAAATTCCCCGGATACTCAATCAGACCACCAACGGTCGATCCCTGACCGAAGAAGAGCTGGGCAAACGCATCGAGCGCCTTAGCGAGTCCGAGCGTATCCTTTACGAGATCGATGCGGCTACGACCACGCAGCTCGCCTGGCATTCGCAGCTCGGTGATATGGATCATGTCCTCATAGGCGACGACTTCGCGACCATTGCCGATGACGTACTCGGGACGGCGCGTCACCTTATTCAAGCGAATCTCAACCGCTCGAGGATTCAACACAGCCAACCCGGCGACGCCCTGATCATCACGCAGGATCCGCGTAAACGAATTGCCATTGATCAGAAGCGACACGAGCACCTGCTGGAAATGCTCCGTCCTGGACACGCCAACCTCGGGCAAGTCAAGCCACGCTGGGCGGGGACGATACGGCGTCCGCGTCCCATCACGACGAATATACGAGTCCACCGGCAGCGTCGAGATGCTATCCGCAATCAGACGGACGCACGCATACACCACGCCAAGCTTGAGCGACTCGTCCTGATTCATCGTCACGCCAGCCGGCGTCGTCAGGATCAAATCATCCCCAGCACCCCACAGGCTCTGGAAACTAATCGCGCGCTCCTCACTCGAGCCTTGCGCTGGATTGAAGATACGACTAAGCACTAGACCTCTCGGCGGCGATCGCGAACACTAGGAGAAACACACCGAACACGATCAGGCCAGCCGGCGCGAACACAAGGCCCGCACCCACGCTGACCATCAGCGCGCCAATGAATTCCATTACGAGTATTGTAGCCGCCCATTTAGACACTAAAGAACCCCGGCATGATCGCCTCCTCAGACTGAATAACCGCACCATACGCTGCCATCACCGAAGCCACAAGAGCATCGATCCGCTGCCGCTGCCGCATCTTACTGATCTTCCAACCCCGATCAGTCATCTGCGCCGCCGTATGCAAAACATGACTCGCAAACTCAGCATCATCACCCGCGTGGCGGATCTGATCCTCACCCATCATCGCGTAGAACGTCTGATACGCATCAGCCATCGTCGCGCTGTTCTGCGGCATCGTCACCATAATCAGACCCTCATTATCGAGCGTCTGCGCGGATCGCTCAAAGAAACGCGGATCGTAGAAGCAACCGGCGAGCTCGTACTCCGAAGCGACCCACCGGATATACTCCTCGACCTCTGCCAGATCGACATTCCGTCCAGGCGATGGCGTCCAAATCTTGGCCTCCAGCACGAGCTTGTCATCGTCACGCTTATGCGCCATCACCAGCGCCGTCGAATCATGCACGATGCCAACATCAATTCCAATACTGATCCGCGCTCCAGGCTCAATCACCGCTTCGCGATCAATCGCGTTATTCCACCAATCAGCCCGAATCCACGCATTCGCACCAGCAACCCACACACACCCATGCAACTGAAGAACCTCACTCGAGGATAGTTCCGGGTTCGCAGCCTGCCGCGCGAGAAACTCCGCGGTAACCCACGAAGCAGGATTCGCGAGCTTCATCGCAGCAACATCAGCGGGATCTTTCGTCGGTGCGCTGTAGTTGTAGATAAGCGTCGAGGCGTCCGTGTTGCGACTGATCGTCAAGCCTGGATGCTTCTCAAGATCACCGATCGCCTCGTTCCGATCCAGCATCCTGCCGAGAATTCCCGACTCGCGATCATTCGCATCGCCGGCCGTCGTGATCGTAAATACCTGAGTATTCTTGCGAGCAGCGCCAGCCGTAGTGAGCTGCGCCCACGCTTTCCGCTGACTCGGCTTCGTCCACGAAGCAAGCTCGTCCGCAATCACCAGACTCGGATTCCAACCAGCCAGATTATCGCCACTATTCGCCATGCGAACAATCTTGCCGCCACCATCCGCTCGAGCAATCTCACCAACATACTCGCGCAATTGCACGAGTTCCATCAGCTCGGGATTCTTGCGAATGAACGCCACACACGCATCGAATAGGCGACCTGCCTGCTTGTCACTAGCCGCGGCGAGCAGGATCTCAGGACTCGTCTGATCGTTGAAGAACCGGTAGAGCGCGTAAGCCGCGAGCATCGATGTCTTGCCATTCTTCCGACTGCAAATCATCACGATGCTCGCCCAGGCTGGCACCAAGCCATCCGGATCATCAGTCGCCAAAGACTCGCCCATGAACTCGAGCTGCCACGGCTCCAAAATCAGAGGCAACCCCGCGAACTGATCAATGCTTTGCACCAAATAGTTCTCACACCACCACGCAAAATGCTCGACGCGCGAACCAACCGCATACGCCTCCCACCTCACGACGGTTTCGCCAACTTCACAACCGGCGGCGGCGCCTTCCGATCAGGCGACGATGACGAACCAGGCGGACGACCAATCGTCGCACGACGAATCGCATCCGGCTCCAACTTGAGAGCGCGACCAGCACGAGCAGCATCCTTCTCCGACTCCGCCAAAAGCTTGACAAGCGGATGCGGAACCAACGCACCATTGGAATGCTCAAACAAAAGCGGAGAACCACGATCAACCCAATCAGCGCGCACAAAATCCGCCATATCGACCGCTCGAGCAAAACGCAAAACCGCGTCATAGAAGCGATCCGGCTCCGGCATAGACGCGATCTGAGCGAGCGCAACGTCGAACGCGCGAGCGCCCGAAGCGCCGAGATCGTCAGGCTTGATCACGAGGAACCCGCCTGCGGCAGCAAGTTTCCATCACAGAACCAT